GGAAGGCTTCTTGTCCAGCCAAACCTCTTAGATTCAAATCAGGATTAAAGAGTTGACCCGCTTTGCCAAGGTTCAACATTGCTTCTTGACCAAATCCAGTTTTTACGCCTTCATCCAAAAGCATTTGCATATTTTCAATTGAATTCAATGTCCCAAAAGCTGCCCTTGCGTTTTTTACAGTTCCTGTGATGGTTTCAGTAAGAGTTTTGCCAAATCCTTCTTGCATATTCACCGATAGTCTTGCTGCACCAGCAGATGCAGTAGATTTCTTCTCTGCATCAATACGCTTGTTTACTGCTTCCACCTGCGGCCCAGTCAAAGCATTTTGTGGTACACCAGCAAACATTCCAGCTGCAATTCTTGTAAATTCAGTGCCAAAGGATGCTGGCGCAACAGTCTTTGCATCAACACGCTTATTGATTTCTGCGAATTGCTGCGCTGTTAATTCATTTAGTGGAACGCCACGATACATTTCCTGTGCAAGTCTTGCAAACTCTGGCCCATATGAAGATGGCTTTGTACCACCAGTAGCCACTGTTCTTACTGCTCCTGTTAATGGGTCTTCCTCAAAGACGGTGCCGCCTTCAGCAACGATTGTCCTTTTCCCGCGAGTGGCCTCCATCGTGTCAATATACGATTTCAACTCAACCCGTCCTGCAGGCGTTGCCATCAACTGGCGCAAGATGTTTTGATCAATGCCAGCCGCTTGCGCTTTTTGCAAGTAACTGGTATCAGCCGCCTCATCAATCATTACCTGCTCGGGTCGGCCTGGTGTCATCAGGCTTGGAATCAACTGTTGAGCAGCTTGGGTCTGCTGGCGTGTTTGCATTTGAGCAGCACGTTGCCTGGTGGCCTCTTGCCGCTGATATGCGGTGTCTGCACCAAGCATAATCTTCTGCGCCAGCTCAGTGTGGCCCATCTGGTAAGCACGTTGAGCTGCTGGCCCATAAGTCTCGGGGTCATTGAGGTTGATGCTGCGAATGATCTGGTCTTGCTCGGTCACCCGGCGCATCCCTGGGTCTTCACCGCCAAGCATCCTGCCAATGCCGCTGCCGAGTTGCCTGGCACCAGCGTAGATGCCAGCAGTGGCGCGTTGCATTGGGTCAAGCTGTGCATAGGCCATAGCCTCTTGCTGCAAGGCAGCATCCTTCTGCTGCTGGTAACGCTCGGGGCTGACGCCAAACAGGGATTCAACAATTTGAGTCATGATTAGCGCCCCATGTAGTCGGGAGAGTTCATACCAGAGTACCCGTACATTTGTAATGGGCCTTCAGAACGCCCATAAGGAGAAAACAAGTTTCTCAACCCACTCGTAAATTCTGGGCTTGCACCAAAACCAGACAGAGCAGTACCGAATGGGCTGTACGCATCTGCTCTTTGCTGCGCGGTGCCAGCGGCTGTTGCGCCTTCCAACCCGTACCTGCCAGCATAAGCGCCGCCTTGCATAGCCCTGCCGCCAAGGGCTGCGCTTGTCTCCAGCGGCCCCATGCCTTGCTGCTCCAGGCCATAGACTTGGGCGGCATAGTTCGAGTAAGGCTGCAATGCCCCGGTGACGCCCTGGTTGTACTGTCCATACAAGTTGCTTCCAGCACCAAACAACCCAGCACCAAACTGCATCCGATTTTGTTCCTGCGCCTGCTGCCTTTGCAACAGGTCAACACCAAATCCTTGTCCTGTTATGTCAAACCGTTGGCCTTGACCCAATAAGCCAGCGCCAAAGGCTACGTTTTGCTGCCCTGCCTGCTGTGCGTTTGCTGCCAAAACAGCATCCTGCTGCGCCCTGGCGTTGTACATGGCCTGGAGTTCTGGTGTTGTTGCGCCCATGCCAGTGCTGGTGGCACCAACACTCAAACCACCACGGCCTTGCTGGAACAATTGATTTTGCAGGTTTGCACTCTCCTGCTCACGCCCAGGCGCCAGCAGCGCCATCTGGCGTTTCAAATACTGCTGCTCAACGTCTTGCGGGTTCTGACCCAGATAGCTTTGCCCGAGTTGAGTCAATGCCTGACCGCCAGATGACGGTCCAAGGTAACCTGTTGCCATTTGACCAATGCGCTGGTCTTGCGGCTGGTCAAGGTAACGCTGGCCTGCTGTAAACAGTTGCTGCCCGGCTGTTCGCAGCGGGTCAAACATTCCTCGTGCTTGTTCAGCGTCAGTTAATGCCCCACCAGCCAGGCGTTGGAACCTGTCCTGGTAGGCTTGCATCTCTGGCGTCAGGGCGTAACTCATGCCCGTAACCCGACCTGTCTCAGGGTCAAACTGGCTGGAGGTTGTGCCGTACCTGCTGCCAGTGACGCCTACTGGACGAAACCTGGCTTCTTCAGCGGCCCTGTCAGCAGCATAACGCTGGGCATCTGCTTGCGCTCTAGATGCGTTTGCAGCAGAGTTGCCAGCAAACAGTGACCCCGCCAAACCAATACCAGCGGCAATAATAGGCATGATCAAACTCCAATCAAAACGTCATCCACCTTTGACGGGTCTTTCTCGTCAGTCGCATGGATGCAAAACCAAACACAATCAGTGATCGCCTTGACGCCATGCGTCAGTCCTGCCTTGATCTCAATGCAGGCCGGGGCGTTCACAATGTCAATCTCCTGTCCTCTCAGCACCGCCACCTGGCCCTGCGCCAACACACTCAGGTGGCTGAAACTGTGAGTGTGCTTCAAGATTACCGTGTCAGCAGGAATACGCATCTCCTTGGCGTAAATCTTATCGCTGAAATGGTGCGTGATCATAGAGTTGAAATCACAAAAGCCAAGAGTTCTTCGTATCGAACACCATAGATTCCAGTGCCATTGAGTTCATCGTAGCAGAACATCCCATAGTCGGCAGCGTTGAGTCCCTCAGAGGCAAAGGCATCTGCCAACTCTTGTGCGTACACGCCAACGTGAATACGGGCTGCATCGCCCTTCTTCTCCACTGCATCGTTGAACTTGAATGTCTTGATCAGACCCTTAATCCTGACTGCCACTGCGCGTTCAGTATCTGATAGCGGTCTGCCTTGTTGTTTGTGACGGGCGTCTGATGTGTTGATCGTGCCAATCGCAGAGTAAATTTCTTTCCACCTAAGTCCTGCGCCGCCCAAATATTGTGTATTGTCATTAAATGGATAGAAACCTGGTAACGCCCCAGAAGCAGCCCCGCAAACACCATTGAGAATCACATCATTGACTGATGCCGTGATGTTTGCTGTACCAGTACCAATGTTGTAGGTCGTGGCATTGGCAGTTGTAACGGTGATATTTGGTGACCCACTAAGGCCACCAGAAGTACCCGTGATGCTGCCTGACGGGACCACATAATCAGTCCCAGAAGTAGCAGCAGAAATCGCCGTGCCATTGCCTTTGAGAACACCTGTGATAGAGGTAGTGAGCGTGATGGCTGGCGTTGATGTAGCGGTCGCCACTGACCCGGCAAAGCCATTGGCAGTAGTGACACTTACGCTGGTAACCGTACCTGACCCACTGCCTGCTGGAACAGCCCAGGTTCCATCGTTTCGCAGAAACGTAGTTGTACCGCCAGTAGGTGCAGGGATAGCGTAATTGGTGGGAGAACCCCAATTAAAGTCTTCCGCAAGATAAAAGGATTTCCATTTGAGGGCTGAACCGCCAAGGAATTGAGTGTTGTTAGCAGCCGGGGCAAATCCTGGTGTTGCACCAGAAACAGCAGCAACGACACCGTTCAATACGACATTGTTTGTTGATGCCGTAATGTTTGCAGTGCCAGTACCTATGTTGTAGGTCGTGGCGTGAACTGATGACCACTTATAGGTGGAGTTTCCCAGAACATAGGTGTTGTCAACTGATGGGGCAAACCCGGTAGCGGGAGACACAAAAACCGTGTTATTGCCCAGCGTTGTGTTTGTCGTGCTAGAGCCGAGAGCGTTCGTTGCGGAACCAACGGTAACGCTTGTGACAGTAATGCTTGGTGAACCGCTAAGACCACCAGCAGTGCCAGTTGTGTTTGCGTTGGTGTCTCCCTTGGTTGCTACTGCAATTGCAATATTGGCAAACTCAGTGTTGATCTCAGTGCCTTTGACAATTTTTAGCGGATTGCCAGAACTCAGAGCGTCCTTGGTGGCAAAGTTGGTGCTTTGAACGTAGTTACTCATGCTGCTTTCCCGTCTTTAAATTGAATCTCAATCTTCTGAATTGAGAGTGCAGAACTGTTGATGTCGGCCTCATAACCTGTCTGGACAATTTTACCTTGCCCTGACGCTGAAACAGACAGCTCTTGCAACGCAACGCCACTGCTGTACTGAGCCACCGTTGTAGCATTTGCGCCATACTCAGCAATGTTGTATTCGCTTACCCCTTGGGTTGGAATTTGGACATTGGCAGAGTTGTAGTTGGTGCTGAAGTCAAACCCCCATTTGATGGTGACGTATTGGTTTGTGCCGCCAATAACAGTTGCTTTCAATTTCTTGAGAATTGAAGTGACGTTTTGGGTTCCAAGGTCAGAATTGTTTGTGTAGTACTGGAGCCGATAGGTTGCAGTGTCGTCCAAATACAGTTCATACTTTCCAATGTAGCCAGTTTTGCCAATCAACAAATCGCCGTTGCGTCTTGAGAGCAAAGCGGTTGGGTTGATTGAATCCCATGTTGTCACTCGGAATGAACCATCTTGCAGTTGTATCCTGGTGTCAAAGCAAACCACAATATTTGAGGTTGGCATTGTCAGTAAGTAAAACGCCTGCTTCTCGCTGTACACCGCCTTGATGTTCGTTGCAGCTTCACCACTGACATAATCAATCAGATCGTTTCTGACGTTTTTGCTCAAATCACCAAGCGGTGATGATTTCTCGGTGATGGTTCTTGCCAATGACCTGACGCCAGAGTTGGACAAGAAAAGCACATCTTTGCCAGTGTTGGCAATGCTGTCCCGAGAAATGCAACCCATCCCGCCAACAGTGTCACTCAACACCATCGTTGCCGGGGTAGTGGCATTGGCGTACACCAGTATTTGGCGCTTGCCGTAGATGATCAGGAATCCATTGTGAGCCGCCAGCCCGGTGATCTCGTCGCTGCCGTTGGGCCATACCCGGTTGACATCCAGCGAACCTGCTGTGCCAGTTGACCAAATATGCCCGGCAATCAGGTCTGAAAAGAAAACAGTGGTTTTGTTCGCTGATGTGTTTGCCGCCCACAGCCTGCCGTAGGCGCTGATGCAAATGTCAGCGTCAGGCACTGTGCCGACATAGCCACTTTTCTCGCTGACTCTGCGAAAGGTTGAGGTGCTGACTGCTGGGTCAAAGATCAAAGCGTTGTAGGTGGTCTGGAAAAAGTAGGTGATACCGTTCAAGCTGGTGCAGTGCCAGTTGTTGGCTGTGATGGTTGGGGCTGTGCCACCACCGCCGTAGGTCAGCTCGGTGACTACGTTGGAGGCGTCCAGCTTGAACAGTTTGTTGTTGCCGCTGAACAGAATTGTCAGAGTGCCATCGGACTGCACCAGCTCGTGGATAACGCCAACATTGTTGGACCCTAAATTGCCCACCGCCGCATTGACTCTTGACCAGCCCTGGCGTGAGCCAATGCGCCCGTACTGGTCGATTATGCAGTTGGTTGCCACCAAAGCAAACCCCTGGTTCAAGTCCAGGGGCGAGTCCTGCGTGTTCAGCCCAAAGAAACCTGGCGCTGAAATGCTGGCAATTTGCAGGGGTTCGCTCATATTGCGACAAACTCCTGGTTCTCTGGGTAGCGAGTGCCTTCCAGTGCAATGTAGTCCGAGAGCATGGTCCGATAGAGTTGGTATGCCTCGCTGCTGTTGATGCCGCCGTCCTCACCACGCTCTGCCAATGCTCTGGCGTAGGCGTTCTGAGCCACCAGCACATCAGGCACCAATACTGATGTCCCATCAGCAGCCAGGGTAGCTTGCGGAACCGTCAGGCTGAACCGTAGCGAGTACACAGCATCAGGCCGGGGGTACAGGGTCACCTTGGTGTCGCCACTGCCATTAACGCCCTCAAAGGCGTACATTGAAGGGATAGTGGCTGCTGGCGTGATAGCAAAGTTTTGGTAACGATTCATCTCCACAAAGCTGATGTTCGTCAGGCCAATGTTGGCTGTGCTGTTAATGGCGTCCTGGACTTGGAATTTCTGCCCTGCACCTGTCAATGCGTATTGATAAGTTGCCGCCACCGTGGTGATGGTGATGTCAGTGCCTAAGATGTTCCAACTAAAGGCGTCCTCCACCTGGCGCTTGGCATCATTGACGAATTTTCCAATCAGCGTTGAGTAGCTTGTCTCGGCATTGGTAGAGACTTGCGTTTCACGCAAGCGAATCAACACATCGTTGATCAGTTCAAGGAATGTCATCTGGTCAACCCTTCTTCTTCAATCGTTACGGCAACAGCAAAGGTGGATGCCGATTCAGATGTGACCTTCAAGATATCGTCTTCTTCCATCACAAAGTAACTGACGCCGCCCCAATCCTGAGTCGTTTTTGAATTCACAGCAGTCTGGTACACCACAGAATAAGTTGTCCCTACTGAAGTGTCTACCCAATCAAATGTGATGTGCTTGTTGGAGCTTGACGCATTGGCGGCACGAAGCAGAACAACCCTGGCGTAGTACCCCTTGGGTACTGTGTAGAGGGTCGTCAGCGTGTTTGCCGTAAGGTTGGCGCCAACCGACAATGCTCTCATTTTTTAGCCTTTTTCGCCTCTGATAGTGCGATTGCAACAGCTTGCTTTTGAGACTTGACAATCGGGCCTTTTTTGCTACCCGAGTGCAATTTACCCTTGCCAAACTCTGTCATCACTTTGGCAACTTTGGTTTTCATTTTCCGCGACCAGACTTCATCATGTTGGTTGCAGCACGTTGACCCTTCATTGGCAACTTGGGCTTGCCAACTGCCACCATGATGGTGACCGGGACGCCCTTTTTGGATTTCGGTGCTTTGGACATTTTCGGTGCTTTGGAATTGTCGTACATCATCGTTCCTTGGTTATTCGGTTATTAAATCTATCGCCTTACGGGGTCTGCCCATTTGACGTTTAACAGGCTCTGGTTGAGCCTCTGCTGGCTTTTCTTCCATCAGCCGATACTCGGGGTGCGCCATCATGGTTTTGATGTCGTAGGGCTGCGTAAAGGTCACAAAGTTCTTGCTTTGCAA